CCGTTCGTATTGCCTCGCTCGCCAATCATCATCTACGCCAACGGCACGCCGATCTACACCGGGTTTGTAGAGGACTGGAACCTGGACTATCAAAACGCCAACCAGGGCAGAATGGTTGCTAGATGTGTGGATTCTTTTGGAACGCTGGCTAACCAACAACTCAACGCTTTCACGCCGTCCACTGAAACATCGTTAGCCCGTGTCAATACGGTCCTAGACCGCCCTGAAATCAACTATCAAGGCCCAAGGTCTATTGGTACCGGAACATCCACTTTGGGGGCTTACGCGGTCACACAAGACACCAACGCCCTTAACTACCTTCAACAAGTCAACACCTCTGAGCAGGGATACTTATTTACGGCAGCCGATGGAAGCCTTACCTTTAAGGGACGCTCAAGCGTTCTAAACCCAGTCTCGGGTGCCTCGTTCACAACCGACGGCACAGGCATTCCATATATGAGCCTGATTAATCAGTACGGTTCGGAATTACTCTATAACTACATAGTAACCCAGTCGGCCGCCGGCGCTGCACAGACCAATTCGGATTCAACCTCAATCGCCTTATATCAAGCCCAAAACTACAATCTTCTAAATCTTCTTAATTCAACAACATCCGAGGTGAACGGTCTTGGGGCATATCTTCTTGGCAAATACCGCAACCCGGTCCTTAGGTTTACAGGTGTCTCGTGTGAACTTGCTGCCTTAACATCCGCGCAGTGGAGCACTATCTTTGCCATTGACTTAACTTCAATAGTCACTGTCCAAAAGGACTATTCCACAGGCACACCAACTACAGAATCGCAGACCCTGATCACTTCCGGAATTGAACACAAAATTATTCCAGGGTCTCACATTGTTTCGTACACTTTTGAGAGTACGGACGGAAACCAATACTTCACCCTGAACGATGCCATTTTCGGTACTCTTTCAACTACCAACCTTTTAAGTTTCTAAAGGAGACACAACATGGCAACACCCCCAGACTTCACATCAGGTGCAATCCTGACGGCAGCCCAAATGAACTTAATTGGTTCATGGAAAATGGTTCCGACAAGCGCAACCAATGGCACAGTGGACAGTCAAGGCACAGTGACCTCAACTGGCTCAACAACATCATTCAGCGCCAACGGTTGTTTCACTGGCGACTTCAACTCATACCGGGTAATTTGTCGTGTAGATAACTTTTCCGCATCAGATGACTTCTATTTCAGAGTACGCAGTGGCACAACTGACTTGAGCACTGGCACGCCGTATCTTTGGTCAGCGGTTAAGGGCAACACAGCAGGAACCGTCAACGGCGAAGGAAGCGCAGCAGACTCACGAGTCAAACTTGGTTCGCAGACTGGAAGCGCGTCAAGTCATGCGGTGCTTGACTTTATGAACATTTTTAACACAAAAGAAACTTCTTTCACAGGTCAAAATGTGGGCAACTTTGCAAACATTACCAGTTGGACTATTGGCGGTTATGTGAACAACAGCAACTCATACGATGGCATCACTTTCCTTTCAAACGGAAGCGCAAACATCACAGGACAAATTGATGTTTATGGATACAACTAATGCGAAAAGCCTTGATTCTATTAATGATTTGTGCATCGCTGACGGCTTGCGCAGATCGTACCCGTGTCAACTGTGAACGCGTTAAAAACAAAGCACTCTCGGCAGCAACAATTGCACCGAACGAAATAGGAACAGGAAGATGCCAATGAAATTCCGAGCAAGACTCTCCAACGAAGAAATCAAAGGACGACTCATACTGATTGTCGGACTAGCAATCTCCGTCGCATTCGTCGGCACCGTATTTGTACTTTTGTACGGATTGCTGTTTGTGGTGCAGCCTCTCGAGCAAGCCCCCAATGACGCCGAGGCGTGGAAAATATTGTCTCCGCTAACCCTGACAATGTCAGGGGTCCTGGCAGGCCTACTAGCCTCAAACGGCCTTAAAGGAAACCAAAACGATAAGGACAAAGAATGACTAACCGCCCTTATCCTTATTGGCCATCTTGGGACGGCAAAGCCACGCAACCGGTCACTGCCAAACTGGTTGAATTAACAAAAGCCAGGTGGGGTCTAACCAGTCTTGGGACTTATGCAAATAGACCAATGAGAAACAATGCCGGCTTATCGGTGCACGCGACCGGCTTTGCGGCCGACCTGAAATATAAAGACGAAGCCCAAGCGCGGATTATATGGGACTGGTTCCTGGCCAATTCCAAAGCCCTGGGCTTATGCGAAATGCACTGGTACGCCTACGGAAACTTCGGCGCAGGCTTCAGGTGTTCGCGCGGAGAGGGCAAGGCAGGGGTTAAGATTTTTACCCAGGACGACAACGCCGGCTCCTACCAGGGTTCGCCTAACTGGTTCCATATAGAACTGGCAAAGCAAACCCCTGAACACTTTGAACAGGTCTTCAGAGCGTTGAAATAGGATTCCTGGGAACTGTTTGAGCGGTCCCAGGGTTAGGTGGTGGGTATCTTTGTTTCCATTGGGGTATCCACCACCGCTTTCGTCTTTTGTGTATAGTGACAACCAGCCACTCAAAGGGCATAACAAAGGAAACACATGAACAAGATCATCTTTGACCTACCACTGTTCCGGTCGTCAGACCCGGAAACCTCCCGGCAAGTCAGCCCTATGCGAGTAGGCAGCCACCGCGCCATCCTCATTGCCATCTATGCCGACAGCAATTTGGGCCTAACCGATGAAGAGGCGGCATCTCGAGCATCAGCCCAAGGCCATGAAATAAAGGGTTATTGGAAGCGTTGCAGCGATTTGCGCACACTGGGCCTAATCCAGGACACAGGCACCCGTAGGGCCGTCTCAAGCGGCTCTCAGGCCATTGTGTGTTCAATAACCCAGGACGGCCTGGACGCCGCAAAGGCCCTGTCATGACCGATACACAATTTATATACAGTTTCATAATGGGATGGGTCAGTTGCTGGCTGTTCCTAAAAATGATGGCCAACCGCCCATGACGCAAGAACCAGCCCACTGGGGCTATACCGTTCTACGCTCTAAAGACAAATTAACGATGGTCCAAATCTTCACAGATTTATCCACAGGCCTGATTGAATACACCCAGGTGTGCCAACGCGCACAATCCTGGCATTCATGGGGGCCGCCAACAGAATTGGAAAAGTGCTGAAACTCATCATGGCTTTTATGCTTACTACCGCCTTATTTAACCCAACCCCGGCAAATGCTGCCGCCAACTCCTGCCCTAAATTAGAGCCCTTGTTGGCTCAATACTTCCCGGCAAAGGTTGTACCAGTTATGTCACGGATTGCCTACCGAGAGTCCCGATGCAACCCTGGCAGCCTGTCTGCCGTCCGCAAATCCACAGGACGCCCCGATGTCGGCCTCCTACAGATACAAGGGTCATGGGCTACTGTGACACGGGCAGTCTGTAAGAAACAGGATGTGATCAAAGCCCTTCTCAATGTCCGATGCAACTTAAAAGTTGGCCGGTATTTATACGACAATGGCGGCCTGGGTCATTGGCGAGCCACATCGGGGAAATAATTTGTTAATTGACTTGCCTTGTATGGTTACATGTGGTTACACTGGTTCTATGGAAACAAGCACAACCACTCAAAACCAAACATACGGCATCTATGTCTATATGGCCAAAGCAGCGACATATGACGAATTTGACGGCTTTGGTGACTATGTCAATTACGGCACAAAAAAAGTGTGCGAAGTAGGTGCAACAAGCGAACAAGAAGCATTAAAGATTGCTGGCTTTACCGACAACCATGACCAAATATTTTGGGCCTCGGTAATTGCATAATGCCAAACAAACCAATTACTGCTCAATGTGGCACACGCTCTGCCTACAAAAGGCATTTACGACATGGTGAAATACCCTGTACAAATTGCAAACAAGCACACGCCGAATGGCACAAACAACAAAGGAAACAATGGAAACATCAACCGGCGAACTCATTGCCAAACTAACCAACCTTAGCCACAACCTGGCCCTGGAACTACGGTTTAAGGAATCAAGCCTGATACTGGAAGCAGTGGGCGCGTTACACGCCCTCCCTAACATTGCTGAAACAATCCGGCAACCATGGCATCCGTCTATGAACTTAAGCGGACCATCAAAGGGACTGTCGTACACTTCAAGCGCTTCTCGGGTTGCATCTGATGAGTGAATACACACACAACGACGATGTTGCCGATTTGGTATATGCGCTTGAGCAAGAGGTAATTGTGCTAAAGGAAGCGCTTGCCTATTGCAATGCCGAACTAAACCGTCTTGAAACAGAGTTATCCCGTGGCGTTTAATCTTGACGACTATGAGCCCGTGGCCAGCAGGCTGGACAGGTTCCTGAAGGCACACCCTGATGCTCGTGTCATTACTGATCTAGTGCACTACCTATCCGATGTTGCTGTATTCAAAGCGGAACTGTGGATTGACGGCGAAATTATTGCAACAGGTTGGGCTGAGGAAATCCGTGGCCAAGGAAATGTTAACAAGACTAGCCACCTTGAGAACTGCGAGACTGGCGCAGTCGGGAGAGCATTAGCAAACGCCGGCCTGAGTGGTTCCGATTTTGCCAAGCGCCCAAGTAGGGAAGAGATGGGCAAAGTCCAAAGAATGCAGGGCGAAACGACTATTACCGAGAACAGCAACATGGCAAGCGAAAAGCAACAGAACATGATTAGGGCCGTGTGTAAGTCCATGGGTAAGGTGCCTCCGCACAACCTGCAATCTTTCACAAAGCGCGACGCCTCGGCTTATATTGACAGCCTGAAAAATGGTGAACAGCCAGCGCCTACCTACAACACACCTGAGGAGCCGTTCTAATGGCTGACCTGTTAACGCTTGTTATTATGTGCACCGCGTTATTCATGTGCGGTTTCCTGCTAGGAAAAGACCAATGACACCAATATCAGAAGCGTCATTTATGGCCCAGGTAAAGGCCTTGGCTTACCTGAACCACTGGACTCTGCATCATTCACAGCCATCGCTAACTTCCCGTGGGAAATACATAACGACCGGCAGCCCAGGCTTTCCTGACCTTGTCCTGGCACATGAACAGCGTGGTCTCATATTTGCCGAACTTAAAACAGCCAAAGGCAAGGCAAGTGAAAACCAACTATCGTGGCTACGCATCCTGCACCCACACGCCGAGTGTTACCTGTGGCGTCCATCCGATCTGCAGTTCATCTCCGAAAGGTTGGCATCATGCTGAACCAAGAATCACTCTTCCCGATGCCTCAAGACTGCAACACCAGCGACGACTACTGGACACCCAAA